TTCTTTACAAGTTGCTAAGAACTTTGAGAAACAAGTAAGAGAACAACCACAAATAGTTAAGACTGCATTAGGAAGAACTGCTGAGTTCTTAATGGGTATTATTAAACAAAGAACTACTAGAGGTCAAAATGCAGATGGTAATTCTTTTCCACCTTATACAGAAGCTTATAAAACATTTAGAAGTAATGCAGGGCGACAAACACAGTTTCCTGATTTAACATTCTCAGGTCAAATGCTATCTAACATTACACAGAAGTCATCACCAACAGAAGCTATTATTTATTTTGCAAACAAATTCCAAAACACTAAAGCACTAGGCAATCAGAAGAAAAGAAAATTCTTTGCTATTGGTGCAAGAGAGATACAACCTATTATGAATGTATTTATGAAAGAATATAACAAACTATCTAAAATCTAATGAGCAAACGAGAAGATATAGCATCTAATATTATTACAACAATTTCAACTGGCACATCTCCTATAACTTTAAAAAAAGTTACTAGAGAACCTTTTAATGTTGATGAGTTATCTGAACAACAATATCCAGCTTGTTTTGTGCAATCAGGTAATGAAACTAGATCAGATCAAACAATAAGTTTTACAAGTGCATTAAGAGAAGCATTAGCAGATTATGTAATCGTTGGTTATGTTAAAGGAACTCCAACAAATATTGACACAAAAAGAAATGAGTTAATTACAACGATTGAAACAAGATTAAATTCTGATAGAACACGTGGTGGGTATGCAAAACAAACTCAGGTAGTAGAAGTTTCTACTGATGAAGGAGTTTTATTCCCAATAGGTGGTATCAGAATGGTGGTGCGAGTTATGTATCAATACACTTCTGGCACACCTTAACATTAACAATACAAGGAAAAAAAAATGGCAACACATACTGGCTCAGAAGGTTTAATTAAAGTTGGCACAACAACTGTTGGCGAACTTAGAAGTTACACTCTAGAGCAAACATCTGACACTATTGAAGATACTTCATTAGGTGATACTACAAGAACTTACAAAGCTGGTTTAAAAGGTTTTTCTGGTTCAGCAAGTTTATATTTTGATGAAGCTGATGCAGGGCAAATTTTACTAGTTGTAGGTGGTTCAATAACAATTAAAGTTTTCCCAGAAGGTGCAAGTACTGGAGATAAATTTTATGAAGGTTCTGCAATAGTAACAGCTTATAATATATCAGCATCATTTGATGGAATGGTAGAAGCTGAATTAACATTTACTGGTACTGGTGCATTATCATTATCAACACAATAATTAATTAGAAAAGGAAGATATGAACGTAATAGATAGAGTTAAAGCACAATTTGAATCTTTAGGCATTAAGAAGATTGAGGTAGCTGAATGGGGCGAGGAAGGCAAACCTTTAATAATATATTGCTCACCATTTACATTAGGAGAAAAAAGAAATCTATTTAAAGGTGCTAAGAATGACGATTTGTCGGTATTAGTAGATGCAATAGTTCTTAAAGCAAAAGACTCAGAAGGAAATAAAATATTTAAGCTAGATGACAAGCTAACATTATTGAATAATGCTGATGCAAATGTTATAGCTAGAGTAGCAACAGAAATGTTGTCTGGTGTATCTTACGAGGAAGCTGAAAAAAAGTAAGGACTGATACAGAACTTTTTTCCATTTTAAGTTTGTGTCAGGAATTAAAAAAATCAATGGAAGAAGTTTTGTGTATGACACAAGATGAATTTTATTATTGGATAGCATATTTTAAGGTGAAGGCAGAACGAGAAAAATTACAGCATGGCAGATCAGCAACTAAATATAAAACTTAATGTCATAGACAATGCTTCAAGAGCATTTACAAGTGTAAAAAATTCAATATTTAATGTTAGAAATGCCTTAATAGGATTAGGTGCTGGTGTAGCTATAAATTCATTAATTAATATTGGTAAAGAAGCAGACAACGTAAGTGCAAGATTAAATCAATTAGCAAAAGCTGGTTTTGGTGGTTCACAAGCATTTGACCAACTAACAAGATTTGCCATTAGTGCAAAGATACCTTTATTAGATGTTTTCCAAGCATCAAACGATTTACTTGCAGTTTCTAAATCACCTGAAGAACTTGCTAGAAATTTAGAAATAGCTAGTAACGCATCTGCGTTTTTTAAAATTAGTTTTGTTGAAGCATCAGATCAAGTAGCAAAAGCTTTATTAAAAGGTATAGATTCTGCAAGACTATTCCAAGATAGAGGAATTAAATCATTAAGAGGATTTGGTGAGTTTGCTGATAAATCTTTTGATGGTGTAGGTAGAGCATTAGAAAGAAACTTTGGTGCAGGTGGAGTTTTTGGAAAAGCAAATCAAGAATTAAAAGATGGTTTAGCTGGTACTTTAATTTCATTAGATAATAGATTTAAACAATTCCAAATAACAATAGCAAAAGGATTTTTTGATTCACTTACAAGAGAACTTGGAGACTTAGAAATATTTTTAAAAAACAATAATAAAGCAATAGATGACTTAGCAAAAAATTTAGGAGAAATTTTAGGAAACGCTGTTGTAGCTTTAGGTAAAGCAGTAGTATTTGTTAAAGATAATTTTGATTTATTAGTAAATTTATTCTTTGCATTTATTGGTTTAAAAGCTGGGCAATATATTTATGAACTTGTTGGTGCTTTTGAAGCTTTAGGAGTTACTTTAAGAAAATTAGACAAAGATGCAAGTAAAAATAGATTATTTCTTTTATTAGGATTAATTGCAGGATTTGTAGTTTCTGTTGAAGATTTTAGAAAAAAATTTGGACATACAACTGATGAAGTTGAAAAATTAAATGAATCTTTAGATGGTACTTCATATTTATTAGATTCAATACCTAAAACTTGGCAAGACATATTAAAATACACAAAAGAAGCAAACAAAGAACAATTAACATTTGCAAATGTATTTAGTAACGTAGCACAAAAAAATATAGACAGCATAAAAACTCTTGAAAAATCATTTACTGATCTTGAAGCAGTATCTAAATTAGTTTCTGAAAGTTTAGAAAAGGGTGTTAAAGCATTTTCAAGAGGATTAGCTGAATCAATAGTATTAGGAAAAGGTTTAGAAGATACATTTAGAAAATTTGTTCAAGAGACTGCTGTTAATATGGTTGCCACAATAACAGAACTTATAATTAGAACATATATCTTAAAAAAATTATTTGAAGCTTTTGGCTTACCTATTGACGAAGCAAATAACAATTCAAAAGAACTAAGAGGAACTTCATTAGATATATTTGGAATTAATAGTGCAAACTATGGAATACAAGTTTTAACAACTTCTGAAATTGCAAAACAAAATGACTTATTAAGAATACAAGCTTCAATCCCAAAAAATAGTAGTGGTAGTGGTAGTAGTGGTGGTTCTATTGAACAACAAATATTTTCTGCAATAGTTGGTTCATTTTTTGCAGAAGGTGGTTCAATAAATGCTGGACAACCAGCAGTAGTTGGAGAACGTGGTAGAGAATTATTTATTCCAAACACAAGTGGAACTATTGTTCCTAATCATGATATGGGAAGTTCAGGAAGTAATATAACATTTAATATTCAAGCAAATGATGTTAGAGGTATTAGAGAATTATTAATTGATAATAGAGCAACTATAATTAACTTAGTTAATCAGGGTGCTAATCAAAAAGGAAAATCTAACGTAGTATGAGTGGAACATTCCCATCAAGCCCAGCACCTAGAGATGTAGCTATAAGCACAAATCAAAATACTATTGTAACTACAACTGCATCTGGCAGACGACAAGCTAGACAAATAGACGGACAAAGATTTAGATTAAGAGTTAGATTCCCAATTATGACTAGAACAGAATTTGCACCTATAAATGCTTTTGTAATGAAACAAAGATCACAAATGGAATCATTCCAATATGTGCCACCAACAATAGATGATGCTTTAGGAGTTGCATCAGGAGTTATATCTGTAAATGGTGCTATTAGTGCAGGAGTTACTTCTGTTGCAATAGATGGTATGGCAAACAGCACATCAGGAGTATTTAAAGCTGGAGATTATTTTAGATTTACTGGACAAGCAAAAGTTTATATGGTTATGGCAGATGTATCATCTAATGGTTCTGGTGCAGGAACATTAACATTTGAACCACCATTAAGAGCAAACGTAGCTGACAACGCAGTTCTAATTTATTCTAATGTAGATTTTACAGTTGGACTAACTGGAGATATTCAAGAATTTAATATAAGCACAGAAAATTATTTCCAATACGAAATTGATCTTATAGAGGTATTGTAATGACAAGATCATTAAGTGCTGGAGTAATAGCCGAGATAGCCACAAACAAACTTAATCCAGTTGAACTTATTTATTTAGGTATTAGTACTGGAACATATTACACAGATCACTACAAAGATTTAAGTTATGATGGCAATACATACACAGCTTCATCATTATTTTTAGGAAGTTCTGAAGTTCAAGAAACTGCTGACGTTTCTGTAAATACATTAACACTTAAATTTTCAGGGGCAGATCAAACAATCATAGCTTTATTACTTAATAACAATTACATGAACAAAGTAGCAAAAGTTTATAGAGGTTTCTTAAATGATAGTCAGGCATTAATAGCAGACCCATTTCTTTTATTTGATGGAAGAATATCTAATTTTTCATTGGAAGAAAATGCAACAACATCATCTGTTAATATTATTATAACTTCTCATTGGGCAGATTTTGAAAAAGTATCTGGTAGAAGAACTGCTGAAAATTCACAGAAGCTTTATTTTCCTAACGACAAAGGAATGGAATTTGCAAGTAAGACTGCACAAAAAATTAAATGGGGTTCAGCTTAATGAACGATATATATAGAATAGTTCATCTGTATAGACAATTTCCTAAATATGATAAATTTACTTATAGACAATTAACAGAAATGATTACTCCATCTTTAAATCTAGACCAATATCAAATTCACAGAATAGGAAACGAAGATGTTGGTTATACTAATTGGGCTTATTTAAGTGATACAGTTCAGGAGAGATACAAACTTACTGGACAATTAAAAAGTAATGAATGGAAGTCAGGAAATAATATTTGGGTTGTAGGAGTTATTGCAAAGAGTAATGCTAAACAAATAATGAGATGGGTTATAGAATATTTTAGACCAAAAATAGAAGTTAATGAATCTGTTAAATGGATTAGATGTAATGATAATTTTAATATTTACAGAATATCAGAAAAAATTAAACGACCATTTCACATACATCAATGAAAAAAATATTTGCAACAACAGTATTAGTATCAGCTTTACTATTTGATTTTGTTAATGCTGTATTTAATAATCCTATTAGCCAAGAAGTAATATCTTTATATAAAGCAGAACCAGCAACTATTACTGCAATTATAACTACAATTATAGTTACAGCTATAAGTTATGTACTTGCACCTAAACCTAAAGCACCAAGACAAAGTTCCTTTGATGAAGTTAAAGGTACTCTTGTAAATAAAGATTCTAATAACAATCCAATTCCAGTTGTATATGGTAAAAGACAAGTTGGGATAATTAGGACATTTGTAGAATCTTCAGGAACAGATAACCAATATCTCTATGTCGCAGGAATACTTTGTGAAGGTGGTGGAAGTGGAATCCAAAGCATAGAAGAAATTTATGTTGATGACAAATTAGTAACATTTGATGGTGCATTAACAGATGGTACTTTAAGAGGTGTTTCTAGTTCAGACACTAATTTTTATAAAGATAGCACAAGTTTAATTTCTATTCAGGCATTTTTTGGATTAGATAATCAATCAGCTTCTTCTTTGCTTGATGAAACTACAAGTTGGACATCAAATCATAAACTATCTGGTATTGCTTATTTAGCTTTAAGGTTCAAATGGAATCAAGATGCTTTTAATGGTATGCCAGAAGTTAGAGTTACTTTAAAAGGTAAAAAGATTTACGACCCTAGACTAGACACAACTAAAGGTGGTTCTGGTTCACATAGACAAGATACAGCTTCTACTTGGGCTTATTCTGCAAACTCATCTTTAATTCTTTTAGATTATTTAAGAAATACTAGATATGGAAAAGGATTACCTAATGATGCCTTTGAAAGTAATTACGAAACATTCAAAACTTCTGCAAATACCTGCGACACACAAGTAACTCCTTATACAAGTGCAAGTTCAATTAACTTATTTGAAACCAATGCAGTCTTAGATAGTGAGAAAAAAGTAATTGATAATGTTAGAGAACTATTAGTCCCTATGAGAGCAATCTTTAATTACACACAAGGTAAATACAAAATTATTATTGAGGGTTCAGGTGCTTCACAATTATTATTAACTAAAGACAATGTTGTAAGTGAAGTTAGATTACAAGGTGAAAGTAAATCAGAAAAATACAATCGTGTTATAGGAACATTCTCAAACCCAGAAAAAGATTATCAATCAGATACAGTTTCATACCCACCATTTAGTGATTCACATTTAGCATTAGCAGATAGACACTCAACAATGCTGACTGAAGATAATGAAACTTTATTAGAGAAAAGTGTTGATATGATACAAGTTACGTCTCCTTATCAAGCTGAAGAAATTTGCGAGAACATATTAAAGAGATCAAGAAACAATTTAAAAGCAGAAGTAACTGTAACTGCTGAAGCACTTAATCTTAGTATAGGAGATGTGGTAACAGCGACTTACGATACTGCAAGTTTTGTAGCCAAACCATTTCGTGTAATGTCTTTAGCTATTAATTCTGATTCAACAGTAACTCTTGGATTAGAAGAACATCAAGACGAATTTTACGATTACGAAAATAAATTAGAAGCACCTGCTATTGCTGACACTACTTTACCTAATCCATTTTCTGTATCTGCACCAGCATCAGTAACTCTTGACGATCAATTAATAGAATATTCAGACGGAGTAGTTATTACTGCTTTAGATGTAACAATCGGTGCATCACCAGATAGCTTTGTAGATTACTACCAAGTTGAATACAAACTAAGCACAGATACCGATTATATTATTCATGCACAAGGAAAAGGTTTAACTCAAAGAATATTAAACGTAGTAGATGGATTAATTTATAATGTAAGAGTAAAAGCATTTAATACTTTAGGAGTTGGTTCTACTTATACTTCTGCGTCAAGAACTATTATTGGTGGTATTGCTTCACCTGCTGATGTTGAAGATTTTTCTTGTAATATTATTGGAAGTGATGCTCATTTATCTTGGACACAAATACCTGATTTAGATTTAGCTTACTATGCAATTAGATTCTCTACACTAACAAGTGGTGCGTCTTGGTCTAACTCAGTTTCTTTAGTTGAAAAAGTTGCAAGACCAGCAACCAGTATTACTGTACCTGCAAGAGTAGGTTCTTATTTAATTAAAGCAGTTGATAAATCTGGTAACTTATCTGCTAATGAAACAATTATAGCTACTAACATAAGCACAATAGGAAATTTTAATGCTGTTGCTACACAAACTGAATCACCTACATTCTCAGGAACATTATCAAATGTAGTTATATCAGATGGAACTTTAAGATTAGATTCTTCAGAATTATTTGATAGTGCAACTGGTAACTTTGATTCAGCACCTTCATTCTTTGATTCTGGTCTTACTTCTTTTGATTTATATTCTAGTGGAAATTATGTATTTTCTTCTCCAATAGATATAGGTGCAGTTTATACTTCAAGAGTTACTGCTTCTATTACACAAACTTCTGATAATGCAGATGACTTGTTTGATGCAAGAACTGGAAACTTTGATGACGCAAGTTCTAGCTTTGATGGTGATACTCCTGCAAACTGTAATGCACATATTGAGATTGCTTTATCAAATGACAATATAACTTATACTTCATTTAGAAACTTTGTAGTCGGTGATTACACAGCAAGATATTATAAATTTAGAGTAGTATTAACTTCTTTTGATTTAAGTTCTACTCCAGTTATTAGTGCTTTATCAGTAAGTATAGATATGCCAGATAGAATATTTAGTGGAAATGATATTACTTCTGGTACTGGCACTTATAATGTTGTCTTTACTAATCCTTTTTATTCAAATTCTTATGCAGTAGGAATAACAGCACAAGGATTAAATACTGGAGATTTCTTTACAATTTCAAATAAAACTGTTAATGGTTTCAATGTTGCATTTAAAAACAGTAGCAATACAGGAGTTACAAAAACTTTTGATTATTTAGCTAAAGGATATTAGATAGAATATGGCACAACACGATTATAACATAGCGAATCAGGGTTTCCCTGCATTTAGAACAGATTTAAATAACGCACTATCGGCAATTCAAACAACAAATTCAGGAACATCAAGACCAACAGGTGCTGTTGCTGGTCAGCTTTGGTTAGACACAACTTCTCCAACTACACCTACATTAAAATATTATGATGGTGCTGACGATATATCTTTAGCAACTATTGACCATTCTGCTAACACAGTAAACTGGTTAGATTCAACAGTATCAATTACTGGACTAACAACTACTGCAACAGGAACAGTTTTAACACTTTCAGATACAGCAACTACTTCAACAGTAAATTTAATTATAGACAATGACAAAGAAATTCGCTTTAGAGAAGCCACAGCTAACGGAACAAATTATGTTTCGTTATCTGCACCTGCTTCTTTATCTGCTGATTTAACATTTACACTTCCTGCTACTGATGGAACTGCTGGACAATTCTTATCTACAAATGGTTCTGGTGTATTGTCTTTTGCTACTGTTGGTGGTTCTACTACTCCTTTTGCTGTAATTGGAAATGCCACTTCTGGTTCTGAAATTAGATTGCCTGAAGATACTGACAATGGTTCAAACTATGTTGCAATAAAAGCACCAGACACAATTGCATCAAATTTAACTTTAACTCTACCAAGTGCAGACGGAACTTCAGGTCAAGTGCTTCAAACAAATGGAAGTGGGGTTTTAAGTTTTGCAGGTGTTTCGGCGAGTGCAGGACAAGTTATTCAAGTTTTAGGTGCAACTGATTCTACACAAAGAACCACAACATCTACTTCTTTTGTTACAGCTTCAAATACTTTGTCAGTAACTATTACTCCATCAGCATCAGCTAATAAAATAGCAATATTTGTTAGTCACTATGTTTATGGTGATGGTACTGCAGTTAGTTACTCTATTTTTAGAGATTCTACAAATTTAGGTGGCACAAATGGTTTGTTATACTTTAATACAGCTAGTGGTACTATTGATGGGGGTGTTGCTTATAATTATTTAGACTCACCATCAACAACATCTGCTACAACGTATCAAGTTTATTTTAGAACTAGTAATAATACTGGTTATTTAAGTGGTAATAATACTAAATCGCAAATAATAGTAATGGAAATTAAAGGTTAATTATGAAAATAAATATTTGCACAGCTATACTTAAAATTAAATCAGATGCACAAGTTTCTTGTTCAGGTGATGATATTAATACTCTTGAATGGTATGATGGTAATCCAACAAACATTACTAATCAACAGATACTAGCTAAACAATCTGAACTACAAGCATTAGAAGATGTTTATGAAAATAGACGTAATGAATATGGTAATTGGCAATCTCAATTAGATGAGATTTATCATGGTGGTTTAGATTCGTGGAAAGCAAGATTAGCCAATATTAAACTTAACAATCTAAAAGAATAATATGATAACATTTATACTTGGAAGTATTTTAATTGTTTATTTTCTTGTTAATTTTGGAAAAGAACTAGATAACTATTAATATGATATATTTTATTTTAGGAATGCTTCTTGGAATCTATGCAGAATGGAAATGGCAGTTTGCAAACAACATTATCGCATCAATTAAAGAACATTTAAACATCAAGTAGTCTTGATTTTATTGCGTTGCACCATTATATACTCCTAAACTAACGGAGAATAAAATGTTTACATTTAAACTACCGACATACGAAGAATTAAAACAAAACTACGAAACATACTTAAAAGATGTTCAAAAGTTTTATAAAGATTTCTATTCGGACATACAAAAGACTTTTAATAAATAGACTTTATCTAAACTTAATTGTCTGATAAAAGGACTGCACAATATTTAACGTGCATTTATAGATTAGCTGATGGCAGTTGTTGTCTTTTGAAGTCTTGCAAATGTACTGATAAAGACAATGACAAGAACTACCAACGAAGAACTAATAATATTAAAGGGGCATATCACAGGACTTAAAAACTCAGTTAAAGTTCTATCCAGTTCAGTATCAAAGCTGGAAAGACAAATGACCAATTTGTATTGGGCGATTCTTTGTGGGCTTGGTTCTTTGTCATTAGTTTTAATCACAATATTTTTGGCTAAGTAAGTATTGCTTAAAAAGCCGAATACAACTAACAGTTAGTTATGGACACTAGGAGAATTTTAATTGTCAGCGATTTGCACCTACCCTATCAAAGAAGTGATGCGATAGATTTTCTTAAAGAACTAAAAAAAGAATACAAACCTACATTCGTAATGTCTATTGGTGATTTACTAGATCATCACGCACTTAGTTTCCACGATTCAAACCCTGATTTATTTTCTGCTGGACATGAACTTGTTAAAGCAAAAGATTATGTAAGAGAATTAGAATCAATATTTCCTGAACTTATAGAAATAGATTCTAACCATTCATCAATGGTTTATAGGAGAGCATTAAAACATGGTATGCCTAGAGCATATCTAAAAGAATATGGCGAGTTCTTAGGAACTAAGAAATGGAAGTGGGCAGATGACTTGACTATTACTCTACCAAATAAACAAAGATGCTTATTCACTCATGGTCGTTCTGCTGACGTTTTAAAAGTATCACAAACAAATGGAATGAATTGTGTGCAGGGACATTTTCATACTAAGTTTAAAATAGAATACTGGGCTAATCCTGATAATCTTTTTTGGGGTATGCAAGTAGGTTGTTTAATAGATCAAAAGTCTTTAGCTTTTGAATATGCAAAGAATTTTAAAACTAGATTTATAATTGGAACTGGTTTAATAATTGATTCTCAACCAAAGTTAGCACCTTGTGTGTTATCAGCTACTGGCAAATGGATAGGCAAGTTAGTTTAAAAGAATTACTGTTTTCAGAAACAGCTACAAGACTTGGAATAGACAATACTCCAACTGACCAAATATTATTTAATCTTCAAACATTAATCCACGAAGTTATTAATCCTATTGTAAATCATTTTGGAGATATAAAAATTACGAGTGGTTATAGATCACCAGAACTTTGTTTGAAGATAGGTTCATCAATTAAGAGTCAGCATTGTCTTGGAATGGCAGTTGATTGCGAAGTCTTAGGAATACCTAATAAAGAACTTGCAGATTGGGTAGTTAATAATTTAGAATACGATCAAGTAATATTGGAGTTCTGGGAAAAAGATAAAATTAATTCTGGTTGGGTTCATATTTCTTATAACAAAGAAAATAATCGTAAGATGTATTTAAGAGCATATAAAGCTAATGGAAGAACAGTTTATGAAGTCATTTAAAAAGCAAGTTGGTGGAAGCCATTACCTTAAATATAAAATTGCCCCAGTAGAATTTATCATCAAAAATAATATTGGATTTGTAGAAGGAAATATCATAAAGTATATTTTACGATTTAAAGAGAAGGGTGGTGTTCAAGACTTGTTAAAAGCTAAACACTACATAGAACTACTGATAGATTCATCTAAAGGTAAGTAATATCATTTAAACTGCTTTTAAGGCATTGTGGCTTTAAAACGAGATAATCCCATAAGAACTCTAATTGTTAAAAAATAGGGGTAATTTGAGGGTTTAAACACTATAAAAAGGAACATTTAGAGAACATGATACAAGATATAGATAATTCAACATATTCAAGCCAATTAATCAGCTTAACTAACACATCAGTAGCAACAACAAATGCAGTAACAACATCTAATGGTCTTGTTAGAATTGCAGTAACTAATGCTTGTTACATGAAAATAGCTACTACACCAACTGCTACAAATGCTGACACATTACTTCCTGCTGGTTCAGTTTCTTTTTTTAAAATGGCAAGTGGAGATAAAGTTGCTCTTTTGGGATTAGCTGTAACGACTGGAACTGCTACTGTAACAGCTATGGAATCAGTAACTTATTAATGTCAAATTACATAGTAACCACAATAGACCCAAATTATGTGTCAGAAACACATGATATTGGTGCTTCATCAGCACAATCATCAGCTATTACAACTGGGTCAGGATTAATTAGAATATCAACAACATCACATTGTCATATTAAATTCGGTGCTAACCCAACTGCGACAGAAGAAGATTTAATGCTACCTGCAAATCATGTAGAAATATTTTCTTTTGTTTCTGGTCAAAAGGTAGCTTTTATTCATCATGGTGGGGGTGCTGGTGAAATTAACATTTCAGCAGTAGATTAATATGCTTCCAGCTTTAAGTGCTTTCGCACCACTACTTACAACAATATTTAAAACAGTTGATAAAGCTATTCCTGATAAAGATTTAGCTGAGAAATTAAAAGCTGAAATGAATATGCAGTTAATGCAATCAGGCACAGAAGAAATGAAAGCATCTGCAAAAATTATTGAAGCAGAAGCAAAAAGTAATTGGTACGTTTCTGGTTGGAGACCAACTCTTATGTACTTACTTATTTTAATTGTAGCTTGGAATTATATTCTTAGTCCAATTTTATTTCTTATAATCAAAGTTAAAACACAAGTAGATTTACCTTCTGATGTTTGGACATTACTTACAGTTGGTTTGGGTGGCTATACCATTGGAAGATCAGGAGAGTCTATTGCAAGAAGTCTTGCTACAAGACCAATAAGTAAGAACCAAGAAAATGGATAGTCTAAAGTTAAGCGATCAAACACAAGTATCTTTACCAATTAAAAATATAGTAGCTATTGTATCAGCTATCGTTGTAGCTGTTTGGACTTACTTTGGAATCGTTGAAAGATTAAATAGAATAGAGACTAATGAAAAATTAATGGCTCAAGATTTACTTAAAAAAGCAGATCAAACTCCTAAGAACCAAGAATTATTTATGTTGATTGAGTATCAAGCTAAAACAATAGAAAAACATAATAAACAACTAGAAGAAAACGTACATACCAAAGTACTAATTAATCAATTAGAAAAAAAAGTAGATAAACTAGAAAAAGAATTAGATACAGTAAGAGGTAAGTAATGTTTGAAGTAGTATTTGCTTTACTGATGTATATGAATGGTAAGCTAGAAGGTTATTCCCCAAAATTAAATGTCGCAGATTGCTTAGAACAGAAACGTAAAGTTGAACGTGATGGAACTAATGATGTTACTAAATGGTCATGTAAAGAAGTTGAAGCCATTATAGAAACTGATAAGCATGGAATTAAGAGAATCAAAGAGATTAAAAATTTAAAATAAATGTACCTTAATG